CTGCTGCCAATACTACGGCACCCGCCCCTGACGCGACCGCGCAGATCGAGGCCGCGCTGAAGCGTGAGGAAGATCGCCGGAATTCGATCACCGCCAGCTGCACTCCGTTCCTGGCCTCCACAGGTGTTAAGGATCTGATGGACGCCAGCATCGGTGATCGTGGCGTTTCTGCTGAGGCGGTCAACACGAAGCTTCTGGCGCTGCTCGGTAAGGAAGGCGAGCCGGTAGCTGGCCACGTAGTGATCCGCGAAAACCCGGAGCGCGAAAAGTATCGGGCCGGAATTGTCGCCGCGATCCTCGCGCGCTCGGGAAAAGCAGACGCCGACACCCGGGCAGTCGCGAAGCAGTCAGGGTTCCACAACTTCCACCTGATGGAAATTGCAAAAGCCTCTCTGAGTCGAGCCAACATCGACTTCAGCGCGATGAACTCACAGCAGATCGCCCAGGCGGCATTGACGCAAACGACCAGTGACTTCCCGGTCCTGCTCGAGAACGCCATGCACAAGACGATGCTGGATTCCTACCGCGCCGCCGGCGATACCTGGAGTCGCTTCTGCCGCACTGGGTCGGTCAGCGACTTCCGTGCGCACAACCGTTATCGAACAGGCACGATTGGCAATTATCTGACTGTCAACGAAGCGGGCGAGTACGAGAACGTCGCCATCCCTGATGGTGAGAAGTCAACGATCATGGCGGCGGATCACGGCCTGATCATCGGTGTCACGTATCAGATGCTGATCAACGACGACGTCGGCGGGTTTATGAACCTTGCCAGTGATGTTGGCCGTGCTGGTCGCCGCACCATTGAGTCTGCGGTGTATGCCCTGCTGGCTGAAAACTCCGGGCTTGGCCCGACGATGGCCGACACAAACCCGCTGTTTGACGCGACGCACGGCAACGTGGGCACCGGCGCCGCACTGAGCGTTGAAAGCATCGACGCCGACCGGGTGCTTATGGGGTCGCAGAAGGATATCAGCGAAAACGACTTCCTGGATCTTCGCCCTGCAGTGTGGCTCGGCCCGCTGGCAACCGGCGGCACGGCCCGGGTGATCAACGATGCCCAGTACGATCCCGACACGGCCAACAAGCTGCAGCGACCGAACAAGGTGCGAGGCCTGTTTACCGATGTCGTGGACACTGCCCGACTTTCCGGCACTCGCTACTACTTGTTTGCCGATCCGAACGACGCCCCGGTTATCGAGGTCGCCTTCCTGAATGGCGAGAGCGAACCCATGATCGTTATGGAAGAGCAGTTCAACAGCCGCGGCACCAAGTGGCGCGCAACGCTGGACTTCGGTGTCGGGGTGGTTGATTACCGCGGCGCAGTCACTAACGCGGGTACCGCGTAAACCCAGCATGAACACGGCGGTGCATCAGCGTCGCCAGTTTATCCAGATACGGAGATTTGAACATGGCTACAAACTACAAATCTGCTGGTGCGGTATTCCAGCACACGGCTACTGGTGCCATATCGTCCGGCGATGTTGTGAAGATGGGCGAGATCCTTGGTGTCGCACTGGTTGATCTTGCGAGCGGCGAGACTGGCAGTGTTGCAACCCAGGGCGTCTTTGACGTCCCGAAGGTGGACGCGGCGGTGATCACCCAGGGCGAGAGCCTGACGTGGGATTCATCGGTCAGCAAGTTTGACGACAACGCAGCCTCTCCCGCCACAGGCGACGTCACCGGCCCGCCCGCGGTTGCTGCTGAATCCAAAGGGGCAACCACGGACGCCACGATCAAGGTCCTCTTTACCGGCGTACCCGGCACGGTTGCGTAATGAGCTGGTTCGCTGAGGCCATGGGTGGCGGGTTAGATGCCATCTATGAAGCTTTCGGCGAACCCGCGTTCATTGAGACCGCATACGGGTATCGCATCGACTGTACTGCAATCGTAGAGCGCGACCTCTCGCAGTACGGGGATGTCGCCGACGTCAGTGCCGCTACCGCAGTGCTGAGTATCAGAGTGGTGGACGTGCCCGAGAAGCCCCGCCGCAAGGATGTCATCACGCTGACCGAGTCCTGCGAGAGATTTCGGATCGACAACGTGATCCTTTCCGACGAATTTGAACACAGGTTTCTGGCCGCATGAGCACACAGACCCGACTTGACACCTACCTGGCCGCCGAGGCGAACATCCTCAAGGCACAGGAAGTGCGTGGCGGTGATCGCACGTTCCGTATGGCCGAGCTGGAAGAGGTTAGAAAGGCGATCAAGGAGCTTCAGACGCAGCTTGGCCGTGAGACGTCAACCCGAGGCCTGCGGTTCAGTCATGCCAACCTGAGTGGCCGCCACTGATGAGTATCGTTGATCGCCTAGTGGAGTACGTCAGCCCAATGGCTGGCCTGAAGCGCCGAGCCGCGCGGTCAGTCCTGGCGCGATACGAAGCCGCAGAGCCCAGCCGACACCGTAAGTTCTACACCAACCGAGCGTCGCAGAATGCCGTCGTGCAGCGTGACGCTGTCGCGATCCGCACGCAGGTCCGGCACCTTGCCCGCAATCACGACCTGGCCCGCGGAGCACTGAGAACCCTGGTCAACAATGTGGCTGGCGCCAAGGGTATTGGCATTGAGCCGCAGCCCAGGCGTGCTGATGGCACGATCCACAAGGAGTACGCCGGCGCGCTCGGGGAGGCCTACCGGGATTTTTGCCGCAAGCCTGAAGTAACGCACACGATGACCATGTCGCGCCTGCAGCGCGCCGCTGCTCGTTCCTGGTTGCGTGATGGTGAGGTGTTTGGGCAGATCCTGCAGGGCAACCGCGCGGACCTTGATCACGGCACCCGTGTTCCGCTCTCGCTGGAGATGTTCGAGGCTGACCTTGTCCCGCTGGACTACAACAACGAATCGCAGAAGATTTCCCAGGGCATTCAGCGGAACTCATGGGGCAGGCCTACTGCGCTGCACACGTACCGATCAGAGCCTTGGAGGGTCGCGCAGGTATACGGCACTGTCACCCGGGTCATCCCGTGGGAGCGCGTGATACACCTTGCCGCTTTAGATCACCTCGGCCAGATGCGCGGTGTGTCCGAGTTCGCCAGCGTCATCACCAGGCTGGAGGACATCAAGGATTACGAGGAGAGCGAGCGGGTAGCGGCCAAAATCGCGGCCATGCTCACCGCCTACATCAAGAAAGGTACGCCGGAGCTGTACAATGATTCAGGCTCGGGAGACCCGCGTCAGATCGACCTATCCGCCGGCACGATCATTGACGACCTCGATGTTGGCGAATCTATCGGCATGATCGACTCCAAGCGCCCGAACCCGAACGTCGTGACGTTCCGCCAAGGGCAGCTGCGTGCGACGGCGGCAGGTATCGGCGGCAGCTACTCCAGCATATCAAAGGATTACAACGGCAGCTTCTCCTCTCAGCGGCAGGAATTAGTAGAACAGTGGGTGAATTACGCCGTGCTGGTTGACGACTTCACCGGTGGATTCGTTCAGCCGGTATGGGAGAGATTCGTGCAGATGGCGGATATCTCCGGGGTGGTCCGGATGCCGCGGGATGTGGTTCAGGGGTCAGCAGATAACGCCATCTTCGTCGCCCAGGCAATGCCTTGGATTGACCCGCTCAAGGAAGCGCTGGGTGCTGAGGCCCTGGTCAAGGCCGGATTCGCCAGCGAGCTCGAGATAATCCGCCGCCGCGGCGTAAACCCTCACGACGTGCTTGAGCAGATCAGCACATGGCGCAAGGAATGCGCGGATCGCGGACTGGTTTTCTCCAGCAACGAAGCGGCGCTGGAGGCGGCAACATTAGCCGCTGCCGGTCAGGAAGATGCCGCATGATCTCCTACAACATCGAAGCCAATCCGGAAGATATTCGCGAAGCAAAGTCGCTCTTCGAGTTCATTGGCGGCAACTCTGCAGATGCGGTGCGAATTGCGATTAACCGTGCTGCCCCCAAGATCCGCACGAAGGCCAGCCAGGCCATCAGGCGGCAGGTGCGCCTGAAAGCGCAGTTCATCAACAACCCGGAGTCAGGCCTGAAAGTCGTCAAGGCGACACGCGCCAAACTCAGCGGCGCCATACAGACGCCTTCGCGCGGATTGCTTCTGACGCGATACTCGACCGA